CTTATAGTTTGATTACCTAATACATTCAATGAACCAGTTATCTCCACTGCATTTTCTGCAGCGTATATTAGATTACTTCTATTATCACCATCACCAATTCCATTACCTACAATAAAAGCGGATTGTACGGGTGATACAAAATTATATTGACCCGTTACGTGTTGTCTTTGACCTAATGCTATTGTTTGATAACCTTCGGCATGTGAATATGAACCGGATGCTATTGTTTCTTGACCTTCAGCATGTGAGTAATCTCCTATTGCTTGTGTAAAATCTCCTTCGGCATGTGAGTAGTTTCCTATTGCTTTAGTAATACTTCCTTCAGCATGTGATTGGTCTCCGGTTGCTAGATTTCCCTCTAATCCGTGAATAAGAGAACCTGTTATAGTTTGATTACCATTAAATTGATTTGAACCGGTTGTTGCATAACTACCACTTACACTCTCAATTGTGTTTAATCTATCCACCAATGATGATGATATTGAAGAAAATGAACTACTTAAAGTATATCTTGCATCGTATGAAGAAGTTAATTGAGATGAACCACTAATTGTACCGGATGGGACTGCACTAACACTACCACTCAATGTATATCTTGTATCGTATGATGATGTTAATTGAGATGAAGAACTTATTGCTCCACTCAATGATGTCAAAAATGAACCAGTTTCACTTTCAGTAATCCAACTGCCACTTACACTCTCAATTGTGTTTAATCTATCCACTAATGATGATGTAGATTGCGATGCCGTATATTGATTGAAAGATGATGTTGTCAATCTACCATTTATACCATTTGTAAATGCAATATTAGTTCCATCTTGTGTTGCGGTATAACTATTCAAATTAGTAATTGAAGTTACCAAACTTGCAGTTGAAATACTTGCAGTATATTGATTAAATGACGATGTAGATAATTTACCATCCAAAGAACTACTTAAAGTTGCAGTTACCAAGTCGGTTGCAAATGTAGTATCTAATGAAGATGTTAATTGGTTTATAGAAATTTTATAGGTCGTACTACCCGATATACCAACCACAAAAGTTGTATCTAATGAAGCCGGGCTTAATGCGGGTAATTCCGATATTTTTTTAGTTTGTCTTATTGCCATTTTATAGTATTATTTCTTCACCATTTTCAGTTGATAAAATTGTATCAAATTCAGTTCCTATTACGATATCTTTTAGTTTACCTATAACATAAATATCATTCAATGTTACATTATCAAAATCAATATATTCATCATTTAATGTAATAACCACATTATTACCAACTTCTTTCACACTATAATCTCCAGGTATGTTTAATCCATAGACTAATAATTCAAAATTGTCTGCAGATGCACCTTCGGTTCCGTAATCCAATTGAGTATTTAATATTGTCAAAGTACCAAATCCATCATTACTAAACGAATCAACACTTCTCTTAACATATCTTGCACTATATTCTAATATTTCTTTGTAAAAATTTGAGATGGTTGATTTATTATTTATAAGTTTTGTTGGGTTTGGATTAGAACGAACTCTGGAAGTAGTTTTTTGTATCTCCGTATTGTGTTCAGCATATTCTGCGTCTGCAATACTTTGTAAATATGCAATATAAGCATCGTTATCCAAAGTATTTCCTTTTATATTTTTAGGAACTGCTCTGGTTACTTTTCTATTATTTGAATTAAATTGTTTAAGCATATTGTTCTATATCTCCTTTTATTTCTATATAATCAATTTCATCCATTTCAGTTTGATGTAAAGTGTAAAATTCAAATCTTGCTTTTATAAATTTTATTAACAACCCATTTACACCTTGTTCAATTATATAATCATCTGCGACAATAACCTGTGTGTTAAAATAAACTCTTAGTCTGTCTTGCGTTGGTCTATATTCAATTTCTCTCAATATATCCACAAGCCTCCAACCCGATGCTTCAAAAATCCAATAAGTAGAGTTTGTTAAATCCTTTGGAACCAATATTGCATGGCCTATTTTTCTACTAATTTTTTGTGTTATATCTAATAAACTTCTTTTCATTATGGAAGAATTTCAATAAATTTACCAGTTATTACTATTTCATCTCCATTGGAAATATTAAATCCTAACAATGTTGAATCAAAATGTATATAAAGTCCCAATGAAACTGTAAAATGTGATGTTTGATAATATCTAACACCATTTATATAAACTTTAACATCATAGGTTTCATCCACAATAGTTATACCACCACTAACAACGGATGTTAATTGTGGAGGTGTTTTTATTAATTTAATTCCTGAGAATGTAATTGTTTGTTTTCCTACTTTACCAGGATATTCGGTATTAATATCACCACTAATTATTTTTTTTGATTTACTATTATTCAAAGATAAAAAATCAATTAAATCTTTGTTGTCATAATATGGTGATGGTGTTGTAAGTAATCCTTCTAATCTACCATTTGCAGTTACATCCGTTTCGGTTGCAACTACTACTCTTTTGGTAGACATATATTTTTTAATAGGAGTTTCTCCATCAAATTTTTCAGGAAGTAAATATGCTTTAACATTTAATGAAAATTCAACTCTATTAATTCTTTCGGTTCCTTCACCAACTTCATTTATAACATTAAACTCACCAACCGATGTTCTAAACTTAAATCTATCTTTGTCTCCCCAATAGGATGATGCAAAGTTTAATTGCTCTATTACTTGATTCAATTGTTCGGTGTATGAAGTCCAACACATACAATCATAGTTTACTTCAACATAATCCGGCATTGTTATTTTATAAATTTCATATTTTGGGGTTACCGATTTTCCTAAAAGGTTAAATCTATCATATCGATTATCTTTTGAGTATTTTGTAACACCCTGATATGATACATGCCTATTTAACATTGACATACTTTCATCTTTTGCAATTGATGTTCTTCTAATCATCAAAAGAGGGAGTTGTACTTTTCCTTTATTGTCTCTGAAAATTCCGTCTCTTCTTGCACCTTTCCATCTTTCGGAATTACCATATATAACAGGTATTTTTAATATTGTACCATTATCATCTAATTGTGGTAAAACAGTATCTTCCAAATATGTTATCATAGCATAATCAATATCAAAAAGGGTAACGGATTGTTTTACATCTCCGGGTGCCGCTTTAATTTGATTTGCTCTATTTAAGTCTGCTTTTAGTGGGTTTGTTGACATATTATTTTATTCTTTCTTCTATATTTAAGTCCGATTTTCTTGTCATAAATGTAGAACATACTACACTCATATTTCTACTAAAATCGTTTTCTAAATCATCGGTTAAAAATGGATTTCCACCTATAAATTGTGATTCGTTTACATTATCAATTTCATAATATGAATTATCAAAATAAATAACATCACCGATTTCAGGATAACTTTCCTTTTCTTCTAACATATATCTATCAAAACGAAATTCTATATTTTGTGACGTATCTGCACCGAATCCTTCATAATTTGTAGTTCTACCCTCTTTACTGATTAGTGTATATAATTCAACTCCAGGAAACCAAGTTTTATTCATAGCTTCACCATATAAATTTATCTTAGTTTCATTCATATTAATTTTGAATAAAACACAAGTATTTTGTATAACTGTATCTACAAGTTCTCTTGCAATACCTTTGAAAAAACTAACGTCTCTATTAGATAAAAATTTTGGCATATTATCCTACATATAATTTTAATGGAACTTTTCTTAACATATCTTGATGGTAGTCTGCTTCATTTTTTCTTATTTCAAATTGATTTTTTCTACCCAATTCTTCTAAATTTTCTCTTAATTGTTTTACCAATTCATCCTTTTCAACTTGTGCTTCTGCCCTCAATGCTGCTCCATCTAAACTAATTTCTCCATCTGGAATTGGAACCGAACTATATTTTTCTCTAATTGCACCTAATAATTCTTTAGCAAGTGCAAGTGTATATTTTCTAATCCATTGTTTACCAACTTCATTTATTTTTATATATGGAATAAAATCATATCTAATATTTGAATAGTCAGCAACAACACCATCTTGTACTATTGATGAGTTATTTTCAAAAGTATCTCTTTCAAAATATTCATAGTATATTCTAGCACGAGTTCCATCGGTTGGTACTGGAAATATTTCTAATTTATTATTTACAATATTAAAACTAAATGCTGATTTACGAATGTGGTCATTAAATTCAATTTGTTGCATTCTCAATACATCTTCATATAAAGGCATCATTAAGAATTGTGCTGCAGGTGAAAAGTTTCCAAATCCTAACTCACTCATCAAATTTAGTGTACCTTGTGCACCAACTGAATATGGGTCAAAGAAACGAGCTATTGCGGGTGTTGCTTCATAGAATACTTTAACAACATCTCTTTGTACGGATGAACTTAATGATTGTGATGTAGCTGCGTCATATGATAGAGTTGTTAAATCATATTTTTGTACACCTGGAGTTATGTCTATGTAAGCTTTTTTAATATCTACATTTCCACCTACTCCTGATAATGTTCCGTATGATTGTGCCATTCTAAAAATTGTTGGAACCGAAGAACCATCTACTAATTTTTGAGAATAATTTGAACCAGTTGCTGCACCTTTTAGAATATCTAAATTATTTCTAATATTAAATTGATTTACTTGTGCACCATATTCCGAAGTAGCTTCTTCAAAACATGCAAAAAAAGAGGCAGATGTTAATTCCACATCTATAATTGGATAACCTAATCTTTTAGCACACCAATCAGCAGTTTTTGGTGCATCAGTTTGGAATGATGTATCTGTATCGTATATTCCAAAGGGTGTTGAACCTGTTGCAAATGAAGAACTCCCAGGCCATTTTAAGTTTAAGGACATAATAAAAGTTTATAGTTTTACTACTATAAATATGAATTATATAAATAAAAAAAGGGAAAGTATTTCTACTCTCCCTTTTTCTTTATTGTAAGTCTATTACTTATCTAATCTACTCAAAGATTATAAAGTGTTCAAACCATCAACGACAATCTTACCGTAGAATTCTGGTCTAACGATTTTCTTAGCGTATCTAGTCATAAC